TATGCCCTTTACTCAGTTTACAAGTTTAGACTTTGATGATATCAAAGCACAAATTCGAGATTTTCTACGTGCAAACTCTGATTTCTCAGATTTTGATTTTGAAGGATCTAACTTCTCAGTTCTAATTGATACACTTGCATATAATACGTATATTAACTCTTTTAACGCAAACTTAGTTGCTAACGAAGCATACTTAGATTCTGCGACTGTTCGTGAGAATGTGGTGTCTCTTGCTCGTAATATTGGATATGTACCACGTTCAAAAACCGCTGCAACAGCAACAATACGACTTGGTGACATAAATGTTGGACCAACCAATGATAGCACTCCTAAGTTCTTATCTCTACGTCCTGGACTTGTTTGTGTTGGTAATTCACAAAATACAACTTTTCGTTTTTCAACACCTGATAGCATAGTTTCATCAAGAGTAAAAGACATTGGTGGAACTTCATTCGCACAATTTGATGATCCAATCACTGTATTTGAAGGAACATATCTTACAAGAACATATCGTATTGATGCATCTACTACTCAAAGATTTATTATTGATAGTCCAGACATTGATAGTTCTACTTTAAGGGTATTTGTATCAGGACCAGCAGATGCTTCATTAGGAAGAAAGTATCGAATGATCGATAATATACTTAATATCGACAAAAACTCTGAAGTATTTCTTGCACAGGAAGTTCAAGATCAAAAATATGAAATTTTATTTGGAGATGGGTTCTTCGGTAGAAAATTAGAGGATAATTCTATTGTAACTGCATCTTATATTGTCACTGATGGTTCAACTGGTAATGGTGCAGCAAACTTTAGTTTCCAAGGTTCATTTACAAAGAGTGATAATACACTGTTTACACCTACAGATACTATTTCATTAACCACCGTTTCAAACGCTTCTAATGGTGACGAAGCAGAGGATGTGTCTTCTATTAAGTATTATGCACCAAGACTTTACTCAGCACAATATAGGGCAGTTACACCAAGAGATTATGAGGCAATAATAGGTACAATTTTCCCACAAACAGAATCAGTCGCAGTGGTTGGAGGTGAAGAATTAGATCCACCACAATTTGGTAAAGTGCAGATAAGTATCAAACCTAAAAATGGTACATTTGTATCTGATTTCGATAAGTCTCAAATCAAAAACAAGTTAAAAAGTTACGCTATCGCTGGTATAAATTCTGAAATTGTTGATTTAAAATTACTATATGTGGAGATAAACTCAAATATCTACTACAACCCATCACAAGTTGACTCTGCTGCTAATCTAAGGTCTGCGGTTATCGCTGGATTGAATAGATATGCTGAAAATGTTGAGTTAAATAAGTTTGGTGGTAGATTTAAATATAGTAAAGTAAGTACATTAATAGATCGTATTGATAATGGTATTACATCAAACATAACAAAAGTGATAGTAAGAAGAGATTTGAAAGCATTACTAAATCAATTTGCACAATATGAACTTTGTTTTGGTAATCGTTTCAATATTAATCCTGCTGGTTTCAACATCAAGAGCACAGGTTTTACTATAAACGGTTTTAATGAAGTTGCTTATCTGACTGATGTTCCTAAAAAGACAGCATCTGGTAACTTAGATGGAAGTAATCAAGGAACACTTAGTGTAGTTTCAAAAAATAATAAGAATCAACAACGAGTTTTGATTAAAGATGCAGGACTTGTTGATTATAAAAAGGGAGAAGTTATCATCAATACGATTAATATAACATCAACTGTAAGTGAAAATAATATTATTGAGGTGCAAGCATTCCCAGAATCGAATGATGTTGTTGGATTGAAAGATTTATACCTTAATTTTGACGTTTCTAAGAGTACAATAAATACTGTGAAGGATGTAATTGCATCGGGAGAAGATGTCTCAGGAGTCGTATTCCAAAGAGATTACTACACATCTAGTTACTCTAATGGAGATTTAGAGAGGAAATAATTTATGTCAAAAATTGACAAAAGAATACAAGTCAATACTATTATTGAGAATCAGTTACCTGAGTTTTTGGTAACTGATTTTCCTAAAGCTACTGAGTTTTTTAAACAATACTATATTTCTCAGGAGTTTCAAGGTGGTCCTCAAGATTTAATTAGTAATCTTGATCAATATTTAAAAGTTGATAATCTAGTTCCTGAAGTTATTGTAGGAGTAACTACAATATCAAGTGATATAGATTCAGAAGATACCACAATAACTGTTCCAAGCACTAAAGGATTTCCATCTGAGTATGGTTTATTAAAGATTGATGATGAAATTATTACCTATACAGGTATTACGTCAACTACATTTACTGGTTGTGTAAGAGGATTTAGTGGTGTTACAGGTTATAATGTTGGGATATCCTCATCTCTTCTGAATATAAACCAAGAGAGTTTAGAATTTAATCAGACTTCAGCATCATCTCATACATCTGGATCTACATTAACTAATCTATCAGTATTATTCTTACAGGAATTCTTCAAAAAAATGAAGAAAACCTTTTTGCCAGGATTAGAAAATAATGAATTTAATGAAAATTTAGATGTTGGTAATTTTGTTAAATTTGCACGTTCTTTCTATCAGTCTAAAGGTATTGAAGAATCTGTAAGAATTTTGTTCAAAGTTTTATATGGAGTAGAGTCTAGAATACTTGATCTTGAGGGAAACTTAATCAAACCATCAGATGCAGAATATATTCGTCGTGAAGTTATTGTTGCTGATTTAATAACACCTACGGGTGAACCTCAAAACTTAACTGGTCAAACTATATTTAAATCTACTGATACATCTACTAATGCATCAGTTTCAGAAGTAGAAATAATTAAGAGAGAAGGTAAAAATTACTTTAAACTTGCATTATTTGTTGGATTTAGTGATCGTGATTTGATTGAAGGTGTATTCACTATTCCTGGTAATACAAAAGTTTTAGATCAAGTTCCTGCAGGGGGGTCTATCATAAGTGTAGATTCTACAGTAGGATTCGGTACTACTGGAACTGTCATTAGTGGTGCTAATACAGAGATTAATTATACTTCAAAATCTATTAATCAATTCTTTGGTTGCACAGGAGTAGGTGTAGGAATAGGAACTGCTGATGATATAAGAGCAGATGAAACTATATTTGGATTTGAAAATGGTGACTTATCAAAGAGAGTTGATTTAAGAATTACAGGTGTGCTATCTGAATTAGTGCCAATAACAGATATAAGTTTGATTAATGAAAGTGAAAATCTTTTTGTTAGAAATGTTGGTGAGAAAATAGAAAATGACCGTGATAACTATAAACAGATTTTTGCAAATTCATGGATTTACAATACTAGTTCAAGATTTCAAGTTGATATACCCTTCGGTGGTTCAACTTTTAAATTAAATACTAAAATTGATAAATCATCTCTTAAAGTTGGTGATGGTTTTGATATACTTAAAAGAAACGAACAAGTTATAGTTGGTAGTGGTGATGTTGGTAGTATTGATGTGGGTCTTAATCAAATCACAGCAATTAACATTGCAGGTTTTACGCAAGATGCAAATCAACTCTATGATATTCGTAGGAGAGTTAAAAAAGCAACTAGTTCAGGTGTGCCTCTTTTACAGGGTAATAATAATATAATTGCAGATACATTAAGTGTTTATGTTGATGGTAATAGGGATGGATATGTTGCATCAAACTCATTACCTAGTAATGATATAACATCAGATATAATTGAGGAAAAATTAACAGGAGGGACTGCATCAGGATTAGACGGTTTTAGTCCTTTAAATGACAAATATAGTTTCATAAACTTCCCATTATCTAGAAATGTCAAGTTTATTCAAGGAGATGCGATTGTTTATCAACCAGAGGGAGAACCATTTATTGGTTTAGATACTGGTAGAACTTATTTTGTAGATCCTGTAATACCAGATGATCCAAGTCAAAATACAACAAAGATAAGATTATTTCAATCTACAGCACAGATAGGTTCAGCAAGCACGATTCAAGTTGGTCCTACTACATCAACAACTGATGTCCATAATTTTGTATTGAAACAACACTCAAGTAAAGTATTAGATGCAGATAAGATATTAAGAAAATTTCCACTAAATCAAAATTTATTTGTTAGTTCAAATCAAGATATACCTACAAATGATATTGGAATCTTAATTAATGGAGTTCAAGTTCGTTCACCCATATCAGATAATCAAATATTTTTTGGTCCTTTAGAATCAATTGACTTATTAAATGGTGGAAGTGGATATGATGTAGTAAATCCACCTATCATTGGTATTGAAACAAGCACTGGAGTTGGTGCTGCAGTTGAACCAATTATTCAGGGAACTGTAAAAGAGGTTTTTGTTGACCCACAGGATTTTGATATTGAAGCGATTACAAGCATTTCACTAACTGGTGGTAATGGAAATGGTTGTGTTCTTCAACCTATATTAGGTTCTAGGAATAGGGAGTTAGAATTTGATAGTAGAGATGTGTTTTTTAATGGTGGAGTCGATATTGTCAATGAAACTATTACATTTAGGAGTCAACATAATTTAGATGATGGACAACTAGTATATTATGGATCAAATGGAAATAATCCCATTGGTATAGGTACTGCGTATGATTTAGCAAATCAGATTGATGGTACACTATCAGATGGTGCTCCTTACTTTGTAAGATCTGTAAACCCAACTACAGTTAGAATATTCAACACTAGAACAGATGCACTATTCGGAACATCAGGTATAAACACAGTTGGATTGTCAACAGACACCGCTGCAAGTGGTATTCATAAGTTTAGAACTGAAAATAGAAACACATTAGTCGCTGTAAAGGTATTAGAAGAGGGTTCAGGATATACACACCGCAAACTTAGAGTCAAACCCTCTGGCATCTCAACATCTTTTGATACTGTAAACTTCAAAAATCATGGATTTAATAGTGGAGAGATTGTAGAATACTCTGCTGAAACTACTGCAATTCAAGGATTATCTACAAGCACCTCATACATTGTTAAAAAACTAACAGATGATTCATTCAAACTATCTAACGCTGGTGTGGGTGGTACATCTACTATTGATTTCAATAGAGGTAAATTTGTTAAATTTCAATCTAGTGGTGAAGGATTCCAAATATTTAATTATCCTCAAATAAAAGTAAATGTAGATGTATCATATGGTTCGACAATCACAGGAGATATAATTATAAATCCTGTGGTTACTGGTGAATTTATAGGTGCATATCTTTATGAAGAGGGAACAAATTACGGTTCAACAACTCTCGATAAAGAAGTAATACCCAAAGTAACCATACAAAATGGTAGATTTGCTGAATTTAAACCAATTATTGTTAATGGTAGAATAACTGATGTTGCTGTAGTAAACAGAGGTAGAGAATATAATTCAAGTCCTGAAATTAGAGTAACATCAACAGGTGCTGGTGCAGGTGCTGTTGTTAGACCAATTGTTGAAAATGGTCAAGTTGTTGATGCTGTAGTTGTTAATACTGGTATTGGGTATGATAGCGTATCAACAGAAGTAAGATCATTCTCAAGAGGTATTAATGGTGCATATGCTGCTAGAGTAAGAAGTCTTACATTGAACAATACAAAAAGATTTGGTGAGTCACTATTAACAGAGAAAGAAGGTGCTTTAAAATTTGGTATCTTAGGGTATTCTCAGGATATTGCAAGTAGATTTGAAGATACATTTACTGTTAATTCAAATGGTGAATTTAATAAAGTTACTGGTCATTCACCAATCATAGGATGGGCATATGATGGTAATCCAATATATGGACCTTTTGGATATTCAGATCCAACTAATATTAACTCTGATTTAAAAATTATAACATCATCATACACTCCAGATATTAGTAAAGTAAAAAATAGACCAACTGGATATGAAGCAGGTTTCTTTGTAGAGGATCATATTTTCAATGGTTCAGGGGATCTTGATATTCATAATGGTAGATTTGGTAAAACTCCAGAATTTCCTAATGGAGTATATGCATATTTTTCAACAGTAGGATTAGGTACAAATACTAATAAATTAGAGGGATTATATCCATATTTTATAGGTAATTCATTTAGATCACCTGTAATTAAAGAAAATCAAACTTTAACACAAGAATTTGATTTTAATAATTCAGGTTTAAGAAGAAATACATACCCTTACAATGTAGATGAAAAATTTGGTGGTAATGATTTTATTATAGAATCGTATGAAAAAATAAGACAAGTATCCACAATTGAGTCAGTGACAAAAGGTGGAGTTGATGGATTTAATATTTTAAATGGTGGTTCTGGTTACAAGGTTGGTGATTTAACAGAATTTGATGACGAGGGTACAAATGGATCTGGATTCCGTGCACGAGTTGATGAAATAGTTGGAATTGGAATATCTAGAATTGACACAACAATCGTTCCATTTGATGGTGCCACATTTGAATGGAAGAGTGGAGATGAAGTTGAAGCAACATTTTTACCATTTATCGAATTAAATGATGAAACAACAGTAAACATATCAGGATTGACTAGTTCAATTGTTAACTTAACTAATAATTTCAGTGTAGGTGTTAAAACAGATACTATTGGTCTTGCTAAATCAATGACTGTGGGTTCTGCTAGTGGTTTAATACAAGACATTTACGTAAGTCAGATACCAAATACGGTTGCAATTGGAGGTTCATTAAAAGTTGGTTCTGGAAATGTAAATCTGGATAGTGAAATTGAAACATTACAAGTATTAAATATATTTCCTTTAAGAAAAGTCATAAGAGTGTTAAGACATGTAGGTGTTGCTCATACGTTAGGTTCAAATGTTGATGTTTTAAATAATCGCATCAGTATTCCAGTAAAAACAAGTCAATTTAAATCAGAACCAAAACAAACTATATTCTTTAATGGACCTCAATCTGTTGGAGTTGGTACAACATCTGGTGGTGCAATTGAGGTAGAAAGAGTTACTGGAGAGATAAAAGAAAATATTTCTATACCAACCAGAACAATTCATATTCCAAATCATCCATTCAAAACGGGTCAAAAGTTAGAGTTGCACAAGAGAGTTGGTGCGAATCGTTTTGATGTGGGTAGAACTTCACTAGTAAATGAATTTAAATTACCATTCCTTGGTCAAAATTCAACAGAGGTCTTTGTTATTGATAAAGGTGTGAATAATATAGGTCTTGTGACATCTAAAGTTGGTATTGGAAGCACTGGTGAAGGATTATTTTTCTATAGTAATGGGTCAGCATCTGGTATTTCATCAGGATTATATAATTTACAAACAACAGAGGATAGAGTTACAGGTTCTATTGAAAAAATTACAACTACTGTATCTACTAATGTTTCTGCTGCAAATACAACAACTCATAATCTTGTAGAAGGTGATGTAATTAGAATGAATGTAGTTCCAAATCTTAACGTTGGAAATGGCACTACTACACCAGTGTCTGTTAATTACAATTCTGAATTTGAAAAATTAATCATAGATCCTATACTATTCACTGCTTCAGATGTTGAAACAAATCAAATTGACATAGTTGATCATGGATTTGAAACAGGTGATAAAGTATTTTATGATGGTGGTGCGACTGGATTAAGCACAGGAACATATTTTGTTAATAGAGTAAGTAGTCGAAGGTTTCAATTATCTGAAACAATAGAAGATAATAGAGCAAACCCTGTAAGAACAGTTAGTATTACTGCAAACACTGGTGGTAATCAATCAATCGCATTAATAAATCCAAGAATTGATGTTGTTAAAAATTCTAAATTAAATTTTGGTTTAACAAGTAGCACTTTACTAAACTTTGATTTCAAATTATTCTATGATAGAGATTTAACTAATGAATATTTGAGTTCACAAGACTCTAGTAGTTTTAATGTAGGGACTGCAGGTACAATCGGAATTGGTACTAATAATACAGATCCAGTTGGTGCTGCACTTACTGTTCAATATTCTGCATCATCACCAGGTAGGTTGTATTATGGTTTAACAAAGGGTGGATTTATTAGTACTGCGGATACTGAAGTTTCAAATTATTCTGAAATAAGATTTATTGATAGTAAGTATAATGGAGAATATAAGATAGCAAACGTAACTGATGATACATTTGAAATTTCTCCAAAAACTCCTGAATTTTTAAGTTATACTGCTGCAGATTGTGAAAAATTAGAATATTCAACAAAATCAACTGCAGTACACGGTTCTATAAAAGATTTAGATATTATATCTCCTGGTTTTAATTACAAAAAACTTCCTCAATTTAAGTCTGTTAATAGTGAAAATGGTACTGATGCTAATATCATCGCATCATCAAGAACTATTGGAAGAATTAAAAAGATAAGGATTGTTGACATTGGATATGAGTATTCTTCAGATAAAACATTAAGTCCTCAAGCATTTATATCACCAGTTGTTAATATTGATAACCTTGATATTATTGATGCAGTTGATATCAAGAGTGGTGGTGCAGATTATATTAGCACACCTAATCTTATCGTATTCAACCCTGTTACAAATACAATAGTAGATAATCTATCTTTACAGGCAGTTACTCCTAACCAAACAATATCAAGGGTTGACATTTTATCACCTGTCACTGGTTTAGATTCGGTTGTTCATAAAATTATATCAATAAACAATTCAAATGGTGTGGGTATTAACTCACTTCAAACTAGTAATTCTGGAGTGGTAACTTGTTTCCTTGAGACACCTATAAATGGTTTTGATGAGCAACCTTTTGCTGTTGGTGATGAAATCTTCATTGAAGGTATTCAGAGGGTTGGTGAGGCAGGAATAGGTGCTACTCAAGGTGGAATATCAACTAATACTACGATAGAAGGAACAGGTTATAATTCAAATAATTATAATTTCCAATTCTTTGATGTTATAAACTATGCTGCTGGAACTCAATGCGTTTTAGAATTTAATTTATCTGGGGTTACTACTAATCCAGGTATCGCTAAAACATTCCAATCTGGTTATGCTACACTAATTAATAAGAAAAAATATCCTGTGATTGAACCTGTTCAATCGAGGGGTGTCTTTGAATTGAAAGAAACTTTAATTATTGATAATATAGTTACAGATTTAAAAGTTATTGAAGTAAGAAATGATTATATTAAAGTTGATGGAAAATTCAAATTAAAAATTGGTGATAGGGTAAAAGGTCAATTAAGCAACGTATCTGCAGAAATTACAAGTCTTGTAGATAATCAAGCAAAATTCAATACAGATTTCTCTAATAGACAAGATTATGGTTGGTTAGATGATATTGGTAAGTTGAATGAAGATTATCAAGTAATACCAGATAATGATTATTATCAAAATCTTTCATACACTATTAAGAGTTCAATTGAATGGGAAAAATTTGTAAATCCTGTTAATCGTTTAGTTCACCCCTCTGGACTTAAAAACTTTGCAGATACAACAGTCACATCCAACATTACTGTTGGTGTTGGGGAAGTACGTGATTCAGATCAGGTAGTTGTATTAGATGTTGGTAATGTTCTTGAATTAAATGATAAGCAAAGAGTTG